AAGCTCTCTACAAAATTCTGAGCATTAATTATTTTAAATTTTTTAGTAATTATATTAGGCATCTATTATTTATTATAGGTTATATAATGCTGAAACTGCATCTACGACTAACGCAGGAATAGTAGGAGTTTGTGTATTTCCTGCGTTTAATTTAGTAACATCTGCGGTTATTGTAGCAAATGTTTGTATGTCCGCGTCCCCCGCAGTAATTGTTTCTATTTTCTGCGTGTTTGAGGGTAATGTCTCATTATTTATTTCACTAAAAATACTTAATCCCGCGGGGTGAAGCATTGTCTTTATTGCAGACCCCCACTCCTCAATAGACTTTGATGATTTGATAACATATGAAAATGGCTGATAATATGCGACTGCGCCTTCTGGGGCAAAAGGAGTTTTTCCTTGCAAATACATATTTTCAGATAATTGCCCTGATGCATCTTTCCAATACCCTTTTCCTATATTGATTGCTCCAATATTTGCTTTAAGATCGGCTTTATCTAAAAAGGATACTAAAATATTACCAGTATATACTGCGCCAGATGTTAAGAATGTATTGCCCGAATCTACAATCTCTATTATAGAACTAGCTGCGCCGAGATTTGTAAGATTTATATAGAAAAATTCAGATTGCTCAAAAACATAATCATCTCGTGTAACTAATGTAATACTTGCACTGTTTGATGATATCGGTGGGAAGGTTCCTCGTAGCGAAGATAGCCCTACAAAATCTCCGATTGTAATTTCGCTTTTATATTTGTCGGTTTTAAATGGTACGATTTCCCATCCAATTACTGTACCATTTTCTATATTGTATGTAGATACTGTTATTGTTACATTACCACCTTCTACTACTTTATATTTATCTGCAGTAATAGTATACGATGGAGGTATAGTAAGAGAAATATCTTTAATTGTAACTGTACTAGATACAACTAAGGAATATGGAAATTCTGGAGATAATAACAGAACAGCTGTTTCAGATCCTTCCGTTAGATTATCTCGCAGAATTGGCAATGTAAGACTAGATTCCGTTACGCCTACTACATTCGAAGATGTGAATGTTAGTAACCCTGTGATATTACCAAACGCCAAATCTGCTTGTTGTATTCCTAATATTCTATATGGTACAACTGTACCGGGGGTTAAATTTGTAGCAGTTAGATTAAAATATACATATTGTCCCTCCGTTATTGCGGGAGGTGAAGCAGTGACTGAAAAATTAACAACCGACGTAACTACTGTTTTAGATGTGTCTCTAATGGTAATACTAATAGTTTCATAGTTTCCTGTTCCCGTTAGTGTTAAAATTAAAGTTTCGTCATATTCAGTTTTAAGATCATTTTTAACATTAAAAGAAACAGATGCTTGATTTGCATAAACAATAAATGTACCAATAAGAGAAGGACTACTTAAAAAATCAGAACTTTCTATATTTGTACCAGTAATAGAAAAAGGTACTCGCGCTCCATCTGCTACATTAGTTGTAGTTAAATATACAGTTACTGTAGAACCTTCGTCTACATACGCGGTCGGTGTTGATAAAGTATATGTTGCTGCCATTTAAAATCCAGGATATCTATATCTAATTGATCTTGCATCTGGTATTGATATAACACTTGCGGTATGCGATGTGTTATCTATTGGGCTAAAAACATTACCAGTATAATAAACACTAATATTCTTTCCCTTTATAATGCCATGTTGCGATGGGAATGTTACTGTGACTTGTCCTCGTTTAACAGAATACGTTCCTGTAAGTGGCACGGTTGGATATCCAGGGTCAATAGTAGTATTTGCTGAATAATTTATACCCGACTCAATGACTTCTATATTAGTAATTGAACCGTAACGGTTCACGTCTTTTATTTTTGCTTTGGCAAGTATTCCGTTTTTGTCTGTTATAGTGAGATCTGTATTTTTTGCATAACCAAGTCCACCGTCTGCAATTTTTATTCTACTAATTACTGAGTAAGTCCTAGCATTTATTTGAGATGAAACTTTTTCGCCTGTATCTAAAGTAACAGTTTTTGTTGCATATACAATCTCATTATTTAAAAATTCTCCACGTATACTTCCTGGTTCTAGTGTCAATTCATAAACATCGTTGCCAGATAAATCGATTTTTATTACTCTGCTAACAACAGCAGTTGCTTCAGAAACAGATCCTATAACTAACGTATTTTCAAAATCAAAAACACTTTGTCTTGATGATAATTGTTTTACTCTTAAGGATTGTGGTACAATCCACTTGCCATCCGAAGATTTTAGTACAATATCGTATGGATAGAAAAAATCAATTGATTCTTTATATAGAATATTAAATAGCATTCTATACGATGGCTCAGATCCTTTTTTGCTATAGATTTCTCTTATCTTTTTTACTAATAATCTATTATTTGCTATATTAGATTTATATAAATCATTTGCATAATTTTGCATAAACCGTTCAATCATTTCCTCGGTTGTTTTATCTATATCTGCATACTTATTAATATCTTGAAGTACTTCTTGTGCCTGATAATCTTGTTCTAAAAATTCATAGTATGCTTTTATAAAGGTAACAAACATAGTATAATCGCTTTGCACAAATCCTGGTAATTGATTTTCTATCAATATAGAAAGCTTATTTTGTATGCGTTCAAACGGATTTTCTGCGCCATTGCCTGTATACAATGTATAAACAATGGGATCCTTGATTTTTGCTATATTCTGAAAACTATCAGGAATATAAAACTCTCCGGTTTTTCCGTAAAAAGAAATAACTCGATAGACGCCCCTACCGCCTCTATCTAAATCTTCTTGTATTGCTTCAGGTCTAGTTGTAAAAAGCGGATAGAACCAACCTTCTTTGTATCCAACATAAGTATCCGGTTTTGATGTACCAAATACTTTTAAAGGCCCCAATAGTTTCTGGGGAACAAATACGTTTTCTATCATTTTTATTCTGTTACTGTGACAACTAAGCCGGAGATTTTCTTAGACGTTGTATCTAAGGTCCCATCATCTATAACTAATATTAAATCATTTGTAGCATTTATATCCAACTCTTCTATCTTGGCATATATTCTAATATCTGTATTATTTTCTATGTATCCTGCTATTTTTAGAGCTGGTATTGAAACTATACCAGCAGTATAATCTATACTTCCAATATTAGAAACAATTAATTTGTCTGTGTAAAAATCGTATAAGTTTATTGTACTAGTTGAGCTTGTAGTAATTGCATCTTGAATGTACACTGTCTTTATATCCGTATTCACTCTATAGTAAAATGCCGTAGATATAACACTACCAGATGTTAAAGGATTTGCAAATTTTATAGAATTTGATCCATTGAATGTATTGGTTATATTAACAACGGGCGATATTCGTTTCTGTATTTTAAAATTACTAACATTACCTACAATCGATCCGTCTATAGCATCTATAATTTTTGATAGTTTAGAATATATAAAACTCTTATTAAATTTTTGTAGATCTGTACTAAAATAGTCATTGATCTTACCCTTAACCAATGTTGCTATTTCATTTGCATTATATCTTGAATTTTTAGTATCAAATTTAACCTTAGTATCTAATGCAATATATAGATAATTTGGATCAACGAATTCTGGAATAATTGTCATCATCTTTTTATCTTGTAAAATATCGTTTTTGATTTTATTTTTAATTTCGGTGTTAATTGTATATCCCTTATATGGTTTTAAGGATATAATAACTTTTCCGTATTTAGGTGGATTGTTATCTTCTCCTCCCCAAACAGCAATAGATTCAACTAACGGATAATTTGCTTCAATTAATGATTTGTAATCATTAGCAGTAACTGCTCTATTAAACGACGATAAAAATCTTGGTGCTTTAAATTTAATTGCAGATATAGTATCTCCGTTATCTCCGCCTGTAGAATTTGATGAAGCAAGTATACTACTTGCTAATTGAACTCCTCCTACGGTAGAACCTAATGAAAAACTTTGTTCAATACTACCAGAAACATTACAAGCAGATCCATTACTTACTAAATATTCAATCTTAACTAAATTACCTGAAACTAATTTTTTGCCCGTAGTATTATCTCCAAAAAAGATTTCATAGTATCCTGTTGGATTTTGTTCTAAATAATATATCTGCGACTGTGGGCTAACTGCTTCTAACCCACCCACCTGTGTATATGTTGTCGTAGTTAAATCTGTATATGAATTTTGTACTGTTACCCTAAGTGTAGTTGTGTCTACATTTAAATTTGGTATTTTATATTTTTCTGTAGGCCCAGAAATATCAACTCTATAAGTATAAGATAAAGGAACGCCCTCAGTAATTTCTACGTTTGTAAATGTATAGATTCCATTTGTAGGTTTAATTGTTATTGCATCTAGATTTGAGAATGTATATTCAATATCGTTAATGGTTGTGGTAAAGGATGAAAATTTAGGTAGCGTTAATGTGGAAGGCGTTCCAACAGGATCGGTAATTGTAAATGAAACTTTTGCCTTTGCGCTTCTGTAAGATAGCGGAGTATATCCTAGGTGTTTTGCTATTGATACTGCGGACGATCTTTTAACCGCAGAATCTAAAAACATTTCATTCGCAACCATATTAGCATAGTATGCATTGTAATGAGTATTATAGGATAAGATATCTAAAAGTATAGATAAACTAGATGCATCAAAATCATAATCTTTAAAGATTAGATTACCATCTG